CGAACATGCTCCGCGCGACCTACACCGCAGGCTACCTGATCAACTGGCAGAACGCCGGCAACGGCTCGACGCACACGCTTCCGGCCGATCTCACGAACCTCTGCGAAAACCTCGTCGTCCGGATCTACAAGCGGAGACTCCTTGACGGAAAGGCCAGCGAAAATATCCAAGGCGCTACGACTTCGTGGAAAGACAGACTCGATTCGTTCGACATCGACGTGATTAACAACTACCGCCGCGTGGGAAATACCTTCTGAAAATGTTTCAAGTCCTTATTCCTAATCTCCCCGCACTTCAGGCCGCGCTCGCGAACTACCCCGCCATCTCGGGTCCCATCATCCAGAACGCGATCGTCGCGGCGCAGGCGATCCTCGCAAAGTTCACGACCGCCGCAACCGTTCCCGTGAAGACCGGCTACCTCGTCCAGAACTGGGGATTCGACATCGGCCAGTTTCAGGCACGCTGGTATCCGAAAGCCTCTTACGCGCCCTACGTCGAGTTCGGCACGGCGGCCCACATAATCCGGCCCGTCAACGCGAAAGTCCTCGCTAATGCGAAAACTGGGCAGTTCTTCGGCACTCTGGTGCACCACCCGGGCACGGAAGCCAATCCGTTCATGGAAAGGATCATTGCCTCGGCACAACCGGACATAACCGCGCTGTTCGGTCAAGCGCTCGAAAAAGTATCAGCCGCGATCGGATCACAAGCCAATGCCTAACACCGCCGCGCAGAACATGAAAAATGCGATCGTGAACGACCTTCAGTCGCTCGTGGAATCCGGAACGCTCGGATCGTTCGTCGTCGACGATTTCACGAAACTGAACCCGCTCGACCGAAACTGGCCGCTCTTCCCGTCCGCGCTCGTCATTCCTCCGACCGTGAGCCAGTCCGAATACTACGACGTGGCAACGAACCTCCGGCAATACACGTGGTACGTGATGGTGGTCACGACGCCGGAAAACCTCCCGAAGACAGATTCAACTTATCTCGAAGGCTTGGTTGACGCGGTGTTGAATGTTTTCGACCAGGACGTAACGCTTCAGGGCATGAGCATCGGCGGCGTAGAGCCCGCAGTGCTCGAACCGCCCGGCCCTGTGAGCAGTAACAGCGTCACGTACGTAGTTTTCTATGTGACGTTGAAGGCAAAGACCCTCGTCACCGCCGCGGTCCAATCCGCCTAATCCACAGTCCCCGAAAAACGCGAATGCTATAGTGAATACAAATCCGCAGTAATGATTTCCGAGGCACAGAACAAGTCAATGCAGTCGCCGGACGAGCCCACGACCATCCGCGCCGTGAGCCAGATCAAGAATGAATATCACTTTCCCGGCTCCGGTGTTTGGAAGCCTTTGAGCATCGTCGCATCGACGATCGAGGAAGCGACGAACATCTGGAAGGCGAAACGCGAATCCGTAACGAAGGAGGAAAAGACCGAAACCAAAAAACCCGATAACGAATAACCATGGCAGCAAAAGGAATAGGACGATTATTTAGCATCGGGATAGCGAAGGAAACAACTCGCGGCACCGCGATAGCGAGCGCGTCATATTGGATTCCCTTCAGTGACGCGAGCATCGACGAGAAGTACGAGAACGTCACCCAGGACGAAGCGTTCGGCGTCATCGAAGATTCCGTCGGGCAATTCCGCGTGAAGAACTGGGCGGAAGGGACGCTCAAAGTTCCGCTGACGGATCAGTCGCTTCCGCTCTTGCTTCTCTCGCAGTTCGGCGCAATCGCCAACGCGACGCACGCCGGCGAATCCGTCGTCTACGACCACACCCTGACAGTAGCCGAGAACGCCCAGCACCAGTCACTCACCCTTTTCATCCACGACCCACTCGCCGCGCAAGACTACAGCCACGCGCTCGGCGTGATTCACAAGACCGAGCTCGACGTTGAGCTCAAGAAGTTTGCGAACCTCTCGCTCTCGGTAAAGGCACTCAAGGGCGTCCAAGAGTCTTCATTCAGCCCCTCAATCGTCGCGGAGAACCGTTTCATTCCGCAGTACATGACCTTCAAATACGCGACCTCGGTCTCCGGGCTCTCCGGTGCAACCGCGATCGCGCTCAAGTCCGCCAAGCTCTCCATTGACGCGAACATCGAAGACGACGATGTGCTCGGGTCCGTCGCCCCGATTGATTTCTTGAACAAAGAGTTCAAGGTGGAAGGGACGCTCGAAGCGATCTACCAAAACCTCACCGACTTCAAGAACGTTGCCCTCGCGACGCCGAACGTCCCGCAAGCGATGTTGCTCGACCTCAAGAATACGGACGTAACGATCGGCAGCACATCGCACCCGGAAGTAGCGATCACGCTCGACCAAGTTTATTTCACCGAATATTCCCGCCCCATCAAGATCAAGGATCTCGTCTACCAGACGATAAAGTTTAAGGCCACGTACAACACCACGAACTCCGAAATGATAAAAGCGGTCGTCACCAACACCGTCGCTTCCTACTAGGTCGAAAACAAAAAACCAAAACCCTTAAATGGAGAGAGCAACAAAAGAGATCACCACTCCGAACGGCCACAAATTGGTCCTTAAGGAATACATCACCGCACGCGAGTTCCTGCCGATCGCAAAATCAGCGCCCGAGAAGCCGACGAACGCCGAGAACATCGAACGAGGATTGAGCATGATCGATCTTGCGGTCGTCTCAGTGGACGGCGTCACTGAAAAGGTCTCCGAAATAATCCAGGACCTTCCCGTGGAGGACTTCACGTTCATCACGCAGGAGGTAGCTAAGCTCACGGATTTTCGGAAGACGAAGAGCTCAACTGGCACGAGTTCTTCGTCCTAGGGAGAGCGAACCTCAGCCAGGAACAGATCGCTATTCTCGTGTGCCGGGAAATGGGATGGAGCTACGAATCATATCTCGCGGCCCCGTACCGCATGATCCGCAGCATCCTCCTCATGCTCCGGGAAGAATCGGAAGAAGCGAAGCGCAGGGCCAAGTGACTTGCCGAGATTTTCGTTCCGACGCATAGTTAATGAGGACGGTCGAAAGGTCGAAACCTAACCAACTTCAATAATCTTCATGGCTGTATTCATCGTATCTTTCCTCTGCACTCTCGTCCTACTTTTTGTTGGAGCGATTATCGCCGGTGCGATAAACCGCGCGAGCCAGCAAAAGAAGCTTTCCGACGCCGCCGAAAAATATCTCAAGTCATAATTTCCAATGGGAGCCTCGGAACTAGAGATCCTCATATCGGCCGTCGACGAGGCTTCCGCGCCGATCGCTGAAATCGGTGAATCAATGGACGGCCTCGCGGCCGACGTTTCTGATTCGGTGACGGCGATGAATGCCTCCCTCGCCGAGTTCGGTCTAACGATGGACGCGACGACGGGCGAGATCACCGATGCGTTGCTCACGCAAGAGCAGTCCTTCGCATTGGCCGCACAAATCGCGCAGCAATCGGACGAAGAGATCATCGACCAGATGATCGCCACCGGCTCAACGGCGCAGGAAGCGGCGGCGGACATTGCCGAAGCGAACGCGCTCATTAGTTCCTCGGGAGAAGAAGCCTCAACTACCTCGGCCGGAGCCTATGCGGGCCTCGCCGCCGTTGCGGGGATCGCATTTCTCGCGCTTAAGAGCGCAATCGGCGACGCCGTCTCCTCTGCCATGGCGTGGGACGAAACCTCCGCGCAGGTCGCGCAGATTCTAAAGGACACCGGCTCATCTATCCCGCTGTCACAAATAACGGCGTACGCCCAGCAAGTCCAGGGGCTTACGCTTTTTTCGCAACAAGACGTTCTTGCTTCCGAAGCGCTCATCGTGAGCCACACCCAACTTCAGGGCTCATATCAGGAAACGACCATGATGGCCGCAGACCTCGCGACCAAAATGGACACCGATCTTCCAAACGCGACCCGGATGCTCACGAACGCACTCACCGATCCCGTCGCCGGACTGAACCAACTCATTCGACAAGGCAACATCGACTTTCCAGCGTCAGCCGTCACGATGATCGACAGTCTCGCGGAAGCTGGCGACACGGCCGGCGCGGACGCGGTCATTATGCAAACGCTCTCCGGTTCGATCGGCGGACTTGCCACGGCCGCCGCAGGAGCTCCCGGTGCGGCCTTGACCCAGCTCGGAAACCAGATGACCGCTCTCGGCACCGTGATCGGAAACGACCTCTTGCCGCTTCTCGACGCCATCGCAAAATACATGGGGCCGGTCATTCAGGCCATCGAGACCTGGACCGCAGCGCATCCGAAACTCACTGACGCGATCGTCATCGGAACTCTCGCGCTCACCGCGTTGCTGCTTATCGTCGGCCTCATCGGGGTCGCGATCATCACGATCACTCCCGTCGTTGCGCTCCTCACTACGGTCTTTGGCGCGCTCTCGGTCGCCGCGGCGCTTCCCCTTTTGCCATTCATCCTGCTCGGCGCGGCCATTGTTCTACTTGCGACGCTCATCATCGTGAATTGGACAAATCTCAAAGACGACATGGAAGCAATCGGGCAAGCCATTTCCGCCGACTGGGACGCGTCGTGGAACTCAATCTACAGCTTTGGGCAGAACATCATCGGCCAAATCAAGAACTTCATTCATACCGAAATGACCGATGTCGCGAACGACTGGAACGCGATATGGACCGGCATCGCGAACTTCTTTTCAAATATCTGGAGCACGATCGTAAACGGCCTTAAGAGCGACATAAATAACGTCATCAGCCTCATCAACGGGCTCATCAGCGCGATCGACGCGCTCCACATCAGCATCCCCGCGATCACGATTCCCGGCACGAAGATCGGCACGCCCGCGGTCAACATCGGTTTCGACATTCCCCAAATACCCGCGCTCGCGTCCGGAGGCATCGTGAGCGTCCCCACAGTCGCGCTCATCGGCGAAGGCGGACCCGAAGCCGTAGTCCCCCTTTCATCCTCAAGCTTCGGCGGTGTGGGAGGCGGCGGAGCGCCGACGCAGATCGTTATCAATATTCAGGGAGGAAATTATTTGGACCAGAACGGCGCGACGATGATCGGCAACGCGCTCGCGAAACAGATCATTCAACAGATACGTGTAAAAAACTACGCCCTCTAACATGACGAACCCAGTACGAATTCTGGACAACGGGACCGACATATCGAGTTCAGTCGATTGGAAAAGCATTGACGCGGTTTCAGTCCTGACAAAGGAAACCGGGACGTTCAAGTTCAACATCCGCCAGGGTTCCGGACAAACGTATCCCGCGAAAACGATTCCTATAATCGGCGACACCATCGAACTCTACGATTCCACCGGAATCATCTGGGGCGGAACCGTCACCGAAGTCGAGCCGATCATTTCCGGCCTAAGAATTATGTGGCAGGTCACCGCGACGGATTGGGGCTATCTCCTCGACGGAACCCTCGTGAAGAAGAACTACGCGGGAATGGACCCGCACGACATCGTCGTTGACCTCATCAACACGTTTTGCTCGGGCAAGGGCTTCAGTACGACCGGCGTGCAGTACGGAAACTTCCTCGTGCAGACGATCAAGTTCAATTATCAGCAGCCCTCGAAAGCCCTTCAGTCCCTCGCAAAGCTTATCGGCTGGGACTGGTTCATAGACCCGAATAAGAACGTCCATTTCTTTCTAGGCGATGTGGATGACGGCGAAGGCGGCGGCGCGATCGGCGACGGAGACATGGCCCCGATCAAAGTGGACGCGACGAGCGGCGAGATCGAGTGGAACTCGCTCGACATCGACCTCCAGATCACGAACATGCAGAACAGCGTCTACGTGATCGGCGGCACGCTCCCCTTCATCTTCACCGCCTCTAATACGAACGACGTTTATCCGACGAACGGCATAGCGAACGTTTTCCCGGTGGCCTATGCCTACAGCTCATCCACGATCGTCGTCGAGCTGGACGGCGTGCCGCAAAGCGTCGGCGTTTTGAACCAAGTAACCGATCCTTCGACCGTAGACGTGCTTTACAGCGATTCCGGCCGTTTCATTCAATTCACCGCCGGCCCTCCCACGGGCGGACAGACCGTCAAAATCTTCGGCACCGCGCAAGTACCGATCGTCGCGCACGCCCAAGACTCCGAGAGCATCGCCCTCTACGGCGAGCGGCAAGGCGTCGTGACTGACTCAACGATCACTTCGGTACCCGAGGCGCAGCTTCGCGCCCAGGCTCAGATCCTCCAGTTCGGTCACCCGGTGTATGACATCAAGTTCAACACGCTCATTCCCGGATGCCAGATCGGCCAGTCGATCGTCGTGAACGTCCCGGCGATGGGGATCAACAACTACCAGCTCGTCGTAAAGAGGATCGAGGCGGTCGGCTACGCCCCGGGAGACGATACGCTCGGCATCGCGGGGATGCTCGAATACCAGATCGAGTGCATCGGCTCCGACGTGGTCACGTTCACCGACCTCATGACCACTATTCTCCAAAACGAGCAGACGCAAACCACGGTCGCCGATTCGACGATCACCGAGAACCTTGAAGTTGTGAACGAAGATCTCGTGACAACGGAGAACCTCCACGCGCCCACCGTCACCTCAATGCCCTACGAACTCGGCGTCGCGGCCTCGAATCAATTCCGGTTGGGCTTCGCGCGCCTCTCGTAACCCACAGGACGCATAAAACCCGTTTGCTACAGTTAAGAAAACAACATGCCGGAGATTTCAGAAAAAGGCGGCATCTCAGGAAAGGTCATTGTCCGATCGCACCCGGCCGGCACGATTCATCTCTATCAGACGCTTCTCGGGCTTGGACGCCTCGATCTCGCGCGGGAATTGCTCGCAGATGGGAAGGTTGAGGTGGTCCAGAAAAACATGATCGTGTGGTCCTTGAACAACGGCTTCGACATCCTCGTCCAGTTCCTTCTTTCCGCTTATACCGGGAGCTTTTCAAGCCTCGGTATCGCATGGGGAGAGATCGGCACCGGTACAGCGACTCCTATGAATACGGACACGGCGCTCTCGACGCCGACGAACCGCGCCACCGTGAGCTACGGCGTAGACTCCGGCTTCAACGAAGCGCAGGTACAGTTCTTTTTCCCCGACTCAGTTCTCGCCAACGAAACGTATTACGAGTTTGGTTCTTTCATCGGCGGGTCCTCTACGATCGGCTCGGGGAACTTATTTAATCACGCGCTCTTTGCTTCGCCCTACTCGAAATCCGCCGGAACCGATACGACCGTGGAAATTGATTTCTCCTTCGCCAACTGAAAATGAAATCCGTCCGCCTGCCATCCGGTTCGACCTACTACGCGCAAGAACACAACGCGCTCCGTTCCGACGCGGCCGCCGCCGCGTTTCTTCACGTCCATCAACAACTCGGCGCGCTCGCGTTGGGCACGACTCCAACAAACGGCCAGACGGTAACGCTCGACATCAACGGCACGAACGTGGTTCTCACCGCGGTACCAACTATTGGATCGACGCCGGGGAACGTATTGATCGGCGGTTCGGCTGCGGCCTTCGTGGCAAACGCCGTCGCGCTTCTCCAGAACCCGACCGTCACCACGTCGACCGGCATCGCGCTCGGCGTCATAGGCTCCGCACCTACCGTTCTTGTCCAGTATCTCGGCTGGGCGCTTCCATCCGGAGGGACCACGATCACGCCGTTTTCCCTTAACACTTCAACTTCAGCGCCGCTCACGTCATTCAGCGCCTCAACTACCGTCACCAGCGGAACGTGGACCGTGCAAACGATGCAACTCTACGTTCAGCCGGGAACCTATTATGTCGGCGCGACCCGCATTCTTTTCCTAGGCGGCAGCTCACCGACCTTCACCGCGCCATCGGCTAATCCCAGGATTGACCTCGTGACTGCGGATTCGAGCGGAACGATTGCGATCGTAGGCGGAACGGAAAGCGCCTCGCCCGTCGCCCCGAGCTATCCCGCGAACAAACTCGTTCTCGCAGAGATCTATCACGTCGTCGGCGAGACCGCGCTCTACGACAACGACAATCAGCAAGCAAGTGAAGGCTATGTTTTGAACGACGTGCGCCCCGCTTTAGCGCCGCCCTACATAAGCGGACTCCCACAAGTTGCATCCGGGCTTTTTGTGCCCGATCCTGGCAGCGACGCACAGGGCGACATTCTTTATTACGGCGGAGCTGCCTTCTCTCGGCTTCCCGCCGGCACGTCCGGATTTTTCCTCAAGACGCAGGGCGCGGGCGCGAACCCGGCATGGGCACAACCTTCTACGCAGGTTGCAAACGTAACGTCCCCGGTCAATCTCACGACGGGCACGACCGAGACGACGATGTTTTCGTACACGTTGCCAGCAAATACGCTTGGCGCAAACGGCGTAATAAAACATACGGTCGGCTTCGGTGAGATCTGGATATATCCCGCGGGAACGACCACCATAACGATTCGTGTATACCTCGGTTCCACCGTCATGGCTTCCTTCACCCTGAATATCGCAACCGGCTCCGTAAATCCTTCCGCGCTTATGGAATTCGCGATTCAGGGCAACGGCGCGACAAACGCTCAGCTTCTACTCGGGAAGATGATTATTGGAAGCAGTGGCCTGTTCAATACAATGCAAGACTTCTGGCAACTACTCACGGGCAGCGCCGCGATCGACACGACCATTTCCCAAACAGTGAAGGTCACCGCGCAATATTCAACGAGCCAGGGGAACACGACCACCTGTGTCGGAGGATTTGCCTTCTCCTAAAATCATGAACGAAGACGAAATAAAGCTTCCCACGCAACCCGGCAGCCCGACCTCCGAACACGGCCAGATGATGTTTGCGATGGGACAGATGATCGCGC